TTCTAATATACGATAAAGCATATAAGCAGAAGTCCTGCCACCTGAGAAACTGATGCAAGTGGGTTCATTTATCAGAAATGGGTTCATTTATTGCTTTCATTTTGTCCGTCAAATCCTGACTGATGCCCCGCCATATCCCTGTCGGGTCGGCATCCATCTCCTTCGCCCGATGCCAAGCGTGTGCTTTCCAACCATTGGTCGATGCCATCCTGACTAAATGGTCTAGAGTGCGTTGGTAATGCTCTGCCAATGTCCCCTGTTGTCCACAAAGCTCGTGTGATTTTAATAATTGGGTGGAGTCGTGTTCCATCTTTTTGTTCATCCAAGATTTGATGTGCTTCTTCTCTTGTCATTGTCTACCCCTGATTGCTGCTAATCTTTCCCGAATATGTTCAGGCATAGAAACGGCTTTTTGGCGGTCTTGTTCTAGTTTGGCTAAGGCAGGGTCAATCTGTGGTTTTAACTGCATTTCAGGCACTTCTGCGCCGTCCCATCGCTGTTGATTGAGGTAAACCAAAGGTGCAGGGATAAATGCCCCATTTGCCTTTAGCCATTGCTCTGTGGTTTTCATCCATGCAAGGTGTTTTAGGATTTGATCTGCCTGTGTGTCGCAATAAGACTTTACCCACACTTGTTTACATTTAGCCTTTGCCCCTTTTCTTGAAGTGTTAGGCCACATTTTCCAGAAGTCATCAAACATCGGTTTGCTTTCAAACATAGTTTCTCCAAGGGTGGATAGAGTCATTTCTATCCTACCTTCTCCAGACTTATCAGTGTTCATTCATTGACTCCTATTAAATTGAAAAACCAAAAAAGCCCCAAGTGCGCTTGACGGATTTGTTCGCTTATACACACAGCCTTGTTTACCACCGATGTACTGTGTGCTTTACCAGTCGCCAAATCAACGCTGGTCACATTTTGCACAAGGGGTGTACTTGTGTGCGGTGTTTTCTTCCAAGCAGTCCATGCAGACTCACTACTATCGTGTGGAGTACGGATGCTGTGAAAACATAAAAAAAGCCACTTAGCTCTACCCTCGGTGAGAACCCTAAAGTAAAAACCAAGGGCGAGAGTAGAATTAAGTGGCCTAATTTCATTGCTTCTCACGGCAACGGATTTAGTATACATCAAAAACAATTGGTTGTGCAATTGCTCCCATAACAACAAGTTTGGCAGGTGACATACTTGCCATCAGCATAGTAGGTGTGTGTTGAACAAGCTGCCCACAATGTGAAGCTGGACAGTGCTAAGTATGCGCCAATAATCACTTTTTTCATTTTGTTTCCTTTGGTTAAGTTACTTTTTACTTTGCTGAATACGCTTTTGCTCAATGGAATTGGCAAGCAGTTTCCGCAACCACATTGCCCCTCCCAAATTCTTAAATTCATCTCTCAGGGATTTAGTCACCCTGACTGCAATCTGAATCTGGCTACCTGTTAGTTCTGATGGCGGTCTTGGCATTTTGTCTTCTGTTGATTAAAAGATTGGATTGTTGTTTGTGTCATACAGTTTGACAATAAGGGAAAGTCCTAGTGTCCTACATTATATATTATGTCATACACTACATTCCTCAATAACTTGAAAGGTGTGAAATGATAAAGACAGAATCCTCTTGGAAACCCTTGTTTGCTGATGAAAGCAGAGAGAAATGTCCGTACTCAGGATGCGGTTCTTTGCAGTTTGAACAGGGTACTTATCGCTGCTATCACTGCAAATCTTGGTTTTACTTAGATGAACGCACACTTGAAGAAAGCTACAACGATGAGCAAGTTTAATCAACCCACTGTTTTGCCAGAACCTAAAACTCAACAGCAGTTTTACGATGAGTTACGCAATGGCGTTATTGAAGAAGTAGCAATGTCTATAGAACGAATGCGTGGTTTTGGTGGCGATACGATCAGCAGCTTTGCAATTTTTATCAGAGAGATGAAGAAATGACACAAGATGAAATCATTGAGATGGCAATTAAAGCCGGAATGGCGGAAGAAATTGCGGCGTTCAATATTCCAATTATTGAAACCTTTGCAAAACTGGTAGCCGACAAAGCCATTGCAGAGTTGGAAAGCCAAGAGCCACGCAATGTCAGAGAGCGTTGGAATGTTGAGCTTGATGGAAATGATTTGTTGGTTTGTTTTAACGACCATGAAAAAGGTGATAAATGCCAATATGAACGCTATTCACCACAGCGCAGCGAATCGTCTGGCAAGCCATCCGCATGGGTAGGGCTGGCAAATGATGAACTTACAGACTTGTTTCACAACACAAGCCTTGGACAAGCGAGCGCAGTTGCTCAAGCCATTGAGTTGCTCAAGGAGAAGAATACATGACGTGGGTTATAAAAGTTACTCATATGGACGAGGCAAAAAATCAAATTGCTTTTCAAGTGGTGGTAAATGAAGACGACCATAATTTTAGTAAATTTGATGTTCGCATTGAATATTTCAAAGAAATGTTGGCTCGAATGGAGGCTCATCTTAAAGAGATGAAGAACACATGACGCATGATGAATTGCAGAAAGTTCGTAATGCACTTGCCGTTGCAACTACTCATTTTGCAAGAGACAGAAATGTTGTTTTAGATGCGATAGTTATTCTTAACAATGCCTTGGCAGAACCACCACAGCGCACATGGGTAGGGCTGACGGATGAGGAGATTAGCGAATTGTCAAAAGGTCACATTGTCAGAAGCACTTATGCCAGAGCCATTGAAGCCAAACTCAAGGAAAAGAACGGCTTTGCCGAGGAGAAGAAAACATGATTGACCGACTTATCCTGAGTGCTGTGCTAGGTACAGTTGGATGGAATGGAATGTTTCCCGACCCACCAGTGCCTATGACTTTGCAGCAAAAGGCTAAAGACAAGTCAATCAGCGCAGTGTGCGCTAAGAAAAATCAAACCAAGAAGGTTCAAAAATTATGTATTAGATGGGGTAAACACCTATATTAATCATGATAGTGTCTGACAGAATACACACATTGACAGGTTTTAAACAGGAGTAAATGATGATTGATTTGGAAAGAGATACTTGGATGGCACTGCAAGATATGAGTTCAGAGGATGTTGCAGATGCGATATGCGATAGTCAAGCTATCGTAGAAGCAATACAGTCTAATGCTTGGTCTGATGTTGCCGACATGGTGAGAGCCAGAGTCGAACTAAAAGCAAAACGTCTTGCACAGGTCGCTAATGACTTGCCTTTGACCCCTTGGGTAGACGAAGAAGAAGAACTAAACCTGTGGCGTTGTTACCAGATTGAACGTCAACAGCAAGCCTTGGAAGAACGCAAGGTAAAAGTTAAAATCAACCCCTATTCCAAAAGCGAGGTCGCTAATGAAGACTAAGCTAAACCTAGAAAGAATTATTGAGGAGCATTCCAATGAATACTGCTGTTCGTTCTGCCTTAAACCTCGTGATCCAGCAAATAAGTGCTGTGATGATTCGTTTTTTATCTTACTTTCAGATTTGGACTCCAACGCTCAGTTTAAAAGAGCGTCAGAGATCGCTAAAGAAGGCGGCTAGACGCATCAAAGAGCAACCAAAGGTACAGAAGGTGGTTATGCCATCTAAACCGATTACAGACCCTAGTTTTGGGTATGTGAACTCAGCACTGACCGATGTGTCAGCAACATGGAAAAAGTTTGAAAAGAAAGGAGTTGAAGAAAGTAAGAAAGAAGAAGCGTTTAAACAAATTCGTAGAGTTCAATAAAAGGAGTTGAGGAATGAATAAAGAACAGGTGTTAAGTCTTATCAGTAAGAATGTCAATGAACATACTGAGAAGAAAGGAAGTTTGACATATCTTTCATGGGCGTGGGCATGGGCTGAAGCTATCAAAGCTGATCCAGATGCTATATACAAGACTGAAATGTTTGATGGCAAATGTTTCATGGACATAAACGGTACTGCAATGGTGTTCGTAACAGTCACTATGTTTGGCAAACCAATGACTTGCCAGTTACCAGTGATGGACTACAAAAACAAAGCAATCCCTAATCCTGATGCGTTTGCAGTCAACACCGCCATCATGCGTTGCATGACTAAGGCTTTGTCTCTGCATGGCTTGGGTCTGTATATCTATGCGGGTGAAGATTTGCCAGAGGGTGAATCTGACCTTGATGTAGGCATGATGACTGACCACTTAGCAGCAATTGATGCGGCATCAACTTTAGAGGAATTGAAAGATGTATACAGCACTGCTTACACTGCTTGCGCTGGTGATAAAGGCTGGCAGAAGAAAGTAATTGATGCAAAAGAAAAGCGTAAAGGAGCGTTGAAATGAGTGAAGTTGAACAAGGATCACCCGAATGGTTTGCACAGCGTTGTGGCAAGGCTACAGCATCTCGCATCTCTGACATTGTTGCTAAGACAAAGACAGGTTACAGCACTAGCAGAGCAAACTATATGGCTCAACTGGTAGTCGAGCGCATGACTAACCAAGTAGCAGAGTCTTACAGCAATGCTGCTATGGAATGGGGCGTGGAGAACGAAACCTTTGCTCGTGCCGCATACGAGGCTAAAACAGGCAATATGGTCGATCAGGTAGGTGCTATTGACCATCCAAGGATTGCCATGTCTGCTGCCTCTCCTGATGGCCTTGTGGGTGATGATGGATGCTTAGAGATCAAGTGTCCTAACACTGCCACACACATTGATACCCTTTTGGGTGATGAACCCGCAAAGAAGTATTACGACCAGATGCAGTGGCAAATGGTATGTGCAAACAGAAGTTGGTGTGACTTTGTGAGTTTTGACCCACGAATGCCATCGCACTTGCAACTGTTTGTCAAAAGGATAGAGCGCAATGATGCGTATATTGCAGAACTCGAAAAAGAGGTTATTCAATTCCTTGCGGAAGTGGACGACAAAGTTAAAAAACTCAATGAAATCAAGGTGTAAATATGGAACAGCGTGATAACTCAGGTGTCTTGTTTAAGAACGACAAGAAAGAAAAAGACAGTCATCCTGATTACAAAGGAAACATTCGGGTTGCTGGTCAGGAATTCTGGCTATCAGCATGGGTAAAAGAGGGTAAGAACGGTAAGTTCATGGGACTAGCAGTCAGCCCTAAAGAAGAACAAGCAAGCCAACCTCAAAGCAAGCCTAAAGCTAAGATTGAGGACATGGATTCGGACATACCTTTTTGATGTGATTCAATGGGGAAAGCGTAAGTGAGTACCCACTAACTTAATAGGAGTGAATATGATTCATTATCACGGACTTCCAATAACACCAACACCTGTAGCTAACTATGCAGTTCAAGCAGGTCATGCGTTTGTTTCGTATGCACACCCAGAACAAATAGCAACCGCCATTGATGTAGCTCAATCTTTTGCTATTGACAATGGAGCATTTAGCGCATGGAAGTCAGGAGAACCAGTAACAGATTGGCAACCTTTTTACGATTGGGCATTAAATCTTAAAAAAGTACCTTCCTGCGATTTTGCTGTTTTGCCTGATGTTATTGATGGCACAGAAGAAGATAACGATGCCTTGTTGCGGGATAACCCATTGCCACTATGGTTTGGCGCACCTGTTTGGCATATGCACGAATCCCTTGAGAGACTTGAACAATTAGCCAATACATATGTACGGGTTTGCATTGGCAGTTCAGGAGAATACGCAACCATTGGTACTTTTCAATGGTGGTCAAAAATGGGGCAAGCGATGAGGGTAATTTGCGATGATTTAGGCAGACCATCCTGTAAATTGCATGGTTTACGAATGTTAGACCCTGCAATATTTACAAAACTTCCTTTTTGTTCTGCTGATTCCACAAATATTGCCCGAAATGTTGGTATGGATGGGAAATGGAGAAGCGGAAACTATCCACCACCAACAAAAGAAGCAAGAGCACAAGTTATGAGAAGCAGGATTGAGGCACACAATGCCCCGCCAGTTTGGGGTTTTCATCAAGTTGAACAAGGAGTATTACTATGATTTACGCAGGAATTTACATTGCCGCATTGGTTGCCGCCAACCTTTTGGTTGCTTGGTTAGGAGTTTGGTTTAGCCTAGTCAATGCCTTTGTCTTGATTGGATTGGACTTGTCTTTGCGGGATAAATTGCATGACCTATGGGAAGGAGACAAATTACCCATAAAAATGGGCGGTCTTATTGCAACGGCAAGTATTGTTTCTTATGCCATCAATCCAGCTACAGGCATGATTGCATTTGCTTCCTTGGCGGCCTTCAGTTTGTCGATGGTAGCTGATTCACTGGTATACCAATACCTTAAACATAAAGAATGGATGATTCGTGCTAATGGGTCAAATGTTGCTGGCTCTGCTGTTGATTCAGTAGTTTTTCCAACAATAGCTTTTGGCGGGTTGATGCCTGAAATTGTTGCATTGCAATTTGTAGCAAAAGTTGGTGGTGGTTTTGTTTGGAGTAAATTTTTAAATAGGAGTGAATGATGAGTAAATTAGACGATATACATTTTGGCGGTGAAGTGAAAAGATTCTTTGACTTACCTATCTTTGGTCGGGTGAGAACATCTGACCCAACAACCAGTTATGAAGCCGCTGATTCTGCAAAAGACTTGGCTTCTAAACATTTTTGCATGATTGTGGACGCTTTAAAGGCTCATGGCTCGCTTGGTAAAGATGGAATTGCCCAACATAGTGGGTTAGACTCAAATCAGGTTGCAAGACGTTTAAACGAGTTGTCCAACATGGATTTGATTGAGTTGACAGGGCAAACAGTCAAGTCTAAATCTGGACGTAACGAGCGTGAGTGGAAAGTAAAGTGATGAGCAATGTACTTGCCATCATAGGATTATTGGCAATAGGTGGAGCGGTACTCATATTAGGTTTATGGGTAGCACTCCACTTCTTTGACGATTAAGCTACTAAACCATTGAGGTAGGTGGTCTTCCCTGCCACTTTGGTTGCGGTTAACTCTTGTTTCTTGAGGTTGTTTGGATCGTAAGACACATGAACCCATCCAGAATCAGGTACACCTTGCGTATAAAACTCTAAGATAAGCTGTGTGTAGTCCAAGTTGTCCATAATCCACTGAGCCAGATCAGCATTAGCAACACCAGCAATCTCAATGTCAGCGGCTTGACCTTTACAGTGATCCGATGTCTTACTTCCGCCAACGGCAGCATTTGACTCAGGACTACGATAGCCAGAATTCACGGTCACAGACTTGCCAAAGTGTTCACGCACAGGCTGAAGCACCTTTTCGCAAAGAGTCTTCAAGTTCTCAAGTGCCTGTTCATCAGGGGTGTTATCTATACCTAAGCGAGTGGCAGTGTCTGACTTAGTGAGTTCTTTTAAGGTGAAGTTTGCTGACAAGTTCATGGTTTTGCTTTCAAGGTTTGGTAGACGGATTGGTAGGCATCAATACAGGCGTTGAGTTGTCTTGTGTTGGCATCTCCTTGGTCGGTGATGGCGACAAGAGATTTAGCAACCTCTCTGTCAAGTTCGGCACTTGCTTGAACGCTATCTCCGCTGGCAGGGGCGGTATCTGTGGTGGTTGGTATGGGGCAGTTGGCTGCTTTGACAGGAATCCGCAACCGCAAAGCACCAGAGTCAATGTCAGCATCACGCTTGAGTTTCGCAAGTTTTGCATCTTGATTTGCTTTCTGAAGTTTAGTGGCTTGAGTTTGAATTGCTGAGACTAGGATTTGTTCCTTTTGCCTAGCTTCTGCATTTAGGGCGGCAATCTCAAGTTGTTGACGAGTAACCTCATCATTTGACCCCTTGAGATAACCACCACCAAAGGCACTCAGAACCGCCATTAGGATGCCCAAAAGCACCCAAGGATTAAACAGGCTCATGGTGCAGGCGGCTCATCATTGTCAATAACTTCTGCCTTGGCACTGGCATTAGCTACTGCCTTTACAGCAGAACGACCAGCTACACCGCCAAGTACACCAGTGATAAACACCATAATAGTGTTGATTTGCTGTGTATATACCTTGTCAATTGCTGCCATACCAGACATGGGTTGAGTTACAAATGAAACGCTATACAAGAACATGGCAACTGATCCCAAAAGAATCAATGTCAAAGCAAATATTACGATTGCCCAAATTCTGACTTCAATTTCTTCAGCAGTCATTCGGTTGTTTGGTTTGTATCCAATGGTAGGCATTACTTTTTCTCCTGTTCAGGTTTAACGAGTTGCTCTGGACAAGTACCTGT